TTACTCCTGTTTGTTAGTTCCCATAATTGGGAAGTTATTTATGCGTTTTCTAATGCTGTTACTTTTGCTGTTAATTCCTGTACTGCCTTTACTAATACTGCCATAAGTTTTCCATCATCCATTGAATAGAACGATTCTGTTTTGTCAACATCTTTAACCATCTCTGGGATTATGGCTTTGACATCTTGAGCTAAGAATCCAATCATTTTTCTTTTATTATCTTCTAAAACAATATCCCCATTTTCATCAAAGCAACCAGATTGCTTATCGAATCTTTTTGGCTGTAATTGCAATACTTCAGCTAACCCATACGGTACATCTTCTATACTTGATTTTAATCTACTATCGGAGAATGTAACCCATTCGACATCAGCATGACCAGAACCTTCTACGTCAAAAATAAATCGACTTGTCCCAGAATTTCCAAGTTGGATAGTCACAAGGTTCCCGTCTGCTCCCAAATCAGCACCCCCAGTACCAGACTTGAGTATTGGAGTGATATTCAAAGCTCCTCGAGCACTGGTAGATTTAGTAGTATCTGCCGTAGTGATAAATGGGATAAGAGTCATAGCAGAATTACTTTCTGAGAATCCTTGTATACTCAAACCACCCGAAGTTGGACTTACCTTTTTCAATATTCCATAGGTGTCAGTCTCGGCATAATCAGTAATCCCATGAGCTACATCACTTGATTTGAAAGCAAGGATTTCATCATCGCTCGCACCTTGATTGATGGTGAGACCTTGAGTCATACCTGCGTTTAAATCATCGCCAATTCCGACCAGCCCTGCTGAGGTGATACGCATTTTTTCATTAAAATTATTATCTCCTGCAGTACTAAATGTAAGAAAGGAAGATGTATCTCCATTACTAATAGTATTATGTCCAACACCCATTCCTGCAAAAGCCAAAAAATAATTAGGATTTGTAACATCAGTAGCACCACCACCAATATAAATTTGTGTCCCATCACGAAGAGAGTTCCGAGTTAGTATATGACCATTAGAAATAACCTGAGGTGATTGTGGACTCATAGCCGCATTAGACCACGGAATACTATTCGTATTAATTGCCAATTTCGCCCCAGGACTATCTGTTCCAATTCCGACTCGTGAATTAACTGAGTCTAAATAAAGTGGCGTTGTCTTTATTACTCCGCTGTCATCCATAATCTCAATCTGGTTACCAGTTGCTGAGTATGAATCTTGTCTTTTTACTACTTGGTCGTAAGTCGAAGCGACCGATTTTCCGTTAAGTGTACTCATAATATTTCCTTATAGTTTTCTTTATTGATAATAGAACCTGTAGCACAAAACTTAATTGATACGGCTATACGCACTATATGATGTCTTCCCATTTACGAAATTCGTTATTCCATTTATCGTTAATAGTTCCCCATAAATCCCTAGCAAGACGGGCAGTTTGTTTAACGACGGATATTAACTTTAAACCTAATGTGAGCATTAGATTTTAACCATTATAAGCTACAACAGCACCACTCGCAAGGGTAAACCCAGTCCATCTACCAAATATTGTCATCCCCTGAGGAAATGTATTAGATGAATCTATTGCATCACCACTACCACCGCTTGTGCCAATAAAACTTGATGATTCTGGTGTAAGTACTGTAAAAGTTGAATCTTCTAAGAATTGGATGGCAACCATAGTTCCCGATACAGCGGATGTCCCATCTTCAAATACTGATCCCGTTTGTCCAAGTCCTATACTTCCTGCTTCACCGCTTGAATATTTATGTATTCCCATAGCTAGTCCTTTATCTTAATTTTAATTTTTTTGGGGAAAATCTTATCATAGTTGTCTTGCCACTTCTTATTGGTAACAGAACTTCTTCTCGTATCCCCTTTCCCAGAACCAGTTAAGTCGCCTTTTTTCTTTATCATGGTAGAAGGGGTGGCGGTTAAACCACCCCATTCTTTATAGTTTAGGGATTAACCAAATTTACACCACGAATATCACCTGATTCATCAAGTAACTTCATACCATAAATTATATCAGCAACCACTTTTGTACCTAAGTAAGATACATCGTACTCTGCTTGGATTCTTACACCCTGTTGGATACCTATAACACAGGCTTCCTTCGGATAGCAAGCACCAACAATAGTACCATCAGTAGCTGATGTGGAGACTGCACGAGAATAAAATACATCCATGCCATAAATCATACCAACAGCACCAGTTTTTAATTCAGCACCAGTTCCACCAACAGCGTCTGCACGAACAAAATATTGTCCAACACCGCTTGAAGGGTTCATGATGTCAGCCATAATACTGGAATTAACAACCAATGAACAGTCGTTAGGGTCAAGGTCATTGCCATACAAGTTAGCCAACAATGCTTCAAGGTCAGCAGCAGCAAATGTATTATCAGTAGCAAGGTCTTGTCCAGTTTGAAAACCATCAAGTTCTGCCCACATATCAGTTTCTACTTGACGAGCAATACTTTCACCCATCATTTTAGCATACTTACTTGTTAGGTCTGAACTTGCTTGGATTGTAGCAAAGTCTTCAAACAATTCAGGCACAGCGTAATGCTTGTCGATTGTTAGTGGTACACTACCAGCAGTTGCAGCCGTACTAAAATCAATTACTGTACTCTTTACTTTGGAAACCGCACTCTTTAGTGCAATCTTTGGAACATGAACTGTGTCACCAGCCCCTTTTACTAAAGCGGAATAATCTTCAACTGAACTTGCTAATTTGTTAGCACGAGTAAAGAATTTGTAGATTGGGTCTGCCCATAGTTCTGGAATGAAATTCGCTCCAGTTGTTTTATCTAAAAAAGCCATTTATAAACTCCTATCGTTTATACGAATCCACGATAGCCGACCAATTATTTCGTAAGTCATCAGAGTCCATCGTAGTCCAATCTCCCGTAGGCTTTGTTGGGATTGCTCCTGCTCCGCTTGGGGGGTTGGGTTTAAGTGATAGTTCTTCAACAACATTCAATAAATCGTCAGTATCAAGATTCTTAAATTTTTCTTGTTTTGCTTCGGGAAGTTTACTCAAGGCATCATCTCGTAGTTTTTTATCCATTGCAACCCACTTTTCCTTAAAAGGTCTATAGGATTCAACTTCTTTTTCAAGAGTGACGTTTAATTCTTGCCACTTCTCTTCTTCTGCGAGTTTAACCTTCTTCGAGTCTTCCTCTTGCGATTCATAAGATTTAATTTTATCACGAAGTTCTTTAACTTCAGCAATCTTTTCATTAAATCTATATCTTGGAATATCATTTGGTTCGGGTTTTGTCCCTTCTTGAATTTTTACGTCTTCAACGACTTCTTGTTCTTCTGACATTTTAAACCTCTTTAGTGAGTATGATTACAAAGATTTATTCCTTGCATTAAATACAAGCCTAATGTAAGTTAAGAACATACTATAATGCAAGAACAAAATTACGAATTTAAAAGAAAGTGGTTTAAGTATCTTGACTACACACCACATGATGGACAATTAGCACTTCACTACCCGAAAAAGAAGGATGCTCGATTCCATGTGATTGTATGTGGTCGTAGATTCGGTAAAACCTGGGCTTCTGCAATGGAAGCTACTTATGTTGCATCTCAACCTAATAAACGTATTTGGGTTGTAGGTATGTCCTATAGAAAGGCTCGATTAATCTTTAGAGAAATATGGCAACGTATGGTTGTTGGACATCCTGAAGATATTGTTAGGTCGTCTGAAAAGGATATGTATATTAAATTTAAGTGGGGTACTACAGTTGAAGGAATGTCAGCAGATAATCCTGATTCGCTTGTAGGGGAAGGTTTAGACTTATTAGTGATTGATGAAGTTGCCAAGATGAATAAGAAGATTTGGGATATGTACCTATCCCCGACTGTTACGGGTAGAAAAGGGAAAGTTATCTTTATTACAACCCCTGAAGGAAGAAATTGGATATACGACTTGTATAAACTCGGACATGACGATCCTGTTTGGAATAGTTATACATCGCCAAGTTGGATGAATCAACACGAGTTTCCATTAGGCATTAAAGACCCTGCACTCATAGAAAGACGTAGAAATATGTCAAGTGCATTGTTTGGTCAAGAATTTGGGGCAGAGTTTTCTGTCTTTGAAGGAAAGGTATGGGATTTTAATCGTGAAGTGGATACAGGAGATTTTCCTTACGACCCAAACCTACCTACTTATTGCTCTATTGATTTTGGGTATCGAATGCCAGCTGTGGTATTTGTGCAGACTCAACTCATCGATGGGCAAGAACATATACGAGTCTTTGATACGATTTTACATAAGAAAGACATTAAAACTGAAGATTTAATTAAGATGATTAAAACAAAGGGTTACCCTATCATGTCGTATTATGGTGACCCAGCAGGTAGTGCGGTACAGGGACAATCAGGTGCTGGTGATATGGAAATATTCCGTAGAAGTGGTATCCGAATTATATCGGCAAAGGATAGGGAGAGTCGCAATATTGTTGCGAGTGTCGCCTACACAAGGGGATTCTTTGCAAGTGCAGACGGACAACGTAGAGTACACGTTGATTCAAAGTGCATTGATATGATTACAGATTTTGAAGAATACCGCTATCCCGAGTCAGAAGATGGCAGACCTCTGAAAGAAGAACCAATTAAAGATGGGTACCATGATCATGGTAATGATGCCTTTAGATATTTCATAACAAATAGATTCCCTATGAAGAATAGGGTCATGAAGAGGATACAAAGATGATACACGATGTGATTAGAGATAAACTGATTGAATCAAAACTAATAACAGCACAGGGAAGACGAAACGAGATACGAAAGTATTTAGATTACTATTCTGGCACATCAACAGACCAATATATAAATAAATTCTTTGATGGAGATGCTTTTTCAGAGATTCCACCATCTCTAACTAACTTTACAAGAAAGTTCATCAATAAGATTAGTAGAATCTACACACTTGGTGCTAATAGAACTACAGGTAGTACAACTGATGTGTACAACAAAATAACAGCATTTAAAGATGTTAGGATGAAGCACGTTGAACGTATGACTCGTTTAGTGGGTACAGTCGCTAATCGAGTTTACTGGGAGAATGATAAGTTCGAGTATAGACCGATATACTACTTTGAATCATACTTTGGAGAAAATCCTTTTAAACCTGAAGCTATTATTTATCCCCTACTTAACCAATCTGCCGATTTATCTAATTCAACAGGATTACAATGGGCATACTGGGATTCAAGTATCTATGCCGTTCTTGATAATGATGGTGCAATACTACAAGAAACAGAGAATCCTTTAGGTATCTTGCCATTTGTTTTCACGCATCGTGAAGACCAGATTGATTCATTCTTTGTTGAAGGTGCAGCAGATATTATTAATTGTAATGAACAAGTCAATATTGGTCTAACGGAAATGAATCTTGGATTGAGATTTAATATGTTTGGACAACCTTGGGTTAAGGGATTAAGAGCAGACCAAGAAACGATTAGAGCAGGTTCTAATACTATCCTTGATATGGGTGATGAAGGAGAATATAACGTTACAAGTCCTAATGGGAATATTGCAGATGCAATAAATAACATTAAATTCCAAATTGAACTTGTTGCTTCTAATAATCACTTATGGATTCAATGGGCAGAGTCTGGCGGTGAAGTCCCATCGGGTATCTCTTTAATGATTAAAGATTTGGAAAGAAAAGAAGATTACTTTGACGATATTGCGATGTGGAGACTATATGAAAAGGATTTTTATGATGTTGAACGTGTAATTGCCGAGTATAACGGGATTCCACTGTCTGAAGAGTTTGGTGTTGATTTTGAAGAAGTCGAATATCCAACAACAGTTCAAGACCAAATACTGAAAGACCAGTTTGACCTTGAGCAGAACTTAATTACTCGTGCCAAGATTATGGTTCGTAATAATAAAGATTTAACAATTAACCAAGCACAGGAAGTTATCGATGAAAACCGAAAAACAAACGAAAGCGAATCACAACAGTCAATCTTTGCTCAATTCCGTCAAGAGCCTAGACAAGCTGAATGATATTGATATCGAATTAAGCGGTGACATCCAAGAAATTATTAATGATCCGATTGCTTGGGCTGAGAAACAAGTAGAAAAGTTTATTCTTGAGAATCAAGATAAGTATTTAGAGTCAAAACAACTTGGGGAGGGTTTTTGGAATGAAATTAGAGATGACGGTTAATTTCGACTTTGGAAAACTTGCTGACAATCTGGATAATCTATTGGGAAATTATGCCCATAGGGTTTCAGTATCTTCAGCGGATAGGGCTAAGGAAGCTATTGATAGTGGCAAATTTGAACCATTAGCTGAATCAACAAGAGAGATTAGGGTAAAGGGGACAAAGCACCGACCTAAAACAAATTCTTTTAAGCCCTTGGTTCATACAGGTGCGTTCCGAGATAGTATCAAAGGGACAAAAGATGGCGTTGAAATGCTATCGTATGGTGCAAAGCACATCAAAGCACATAAAACGCCACCTAATTCAATGATACCCAATGCCGATGTCCCTGCGAGAAACTTTTTATCAGTCGCTATGAAACTTGCCAGTAAGGATACTTCTAAACTGACGAAAAACTTAATTAAGGCAATGCGTAACGCAATGCACTTATCAACCCCAATTAAATCGAGGTAATCATGCCCGAACAGGAGAAGTTAGATGACAAAGATAGAGAAATATTATTATGGGTTGCTCTCGGACTCTCTTACGACGTTAGAATCTTCGCAGAAAGATTTGGACAAGAAATTGGAAGACTTAATGCAAGTGGTGTTAGCCAACAATCAATTATTGGCACACTTAATGACGATCTTAGGCGAAACGGAAGAATCTTCGGAGAACTTAGGAACGCAATTAAGCGAGGAATTATTGGAGGCATTAATCAAGCATTCCGCAGAACTGGAGATATGGGGCAAAAGCTAAGATGGATTACTGTGTCTAAGAATATATGTCCTGATTGTGAATCGAGAGCAGGTGAAGTTGATAGCTGGGAAGG